TATTGATAAAAGAAAAAGCCGAGCGGGATAAGCCCGCCCGGTCGTGATCGGTTATTTACGCACCGGCGACTGCATCCCTGAATGTGTATGCTGCAGAGCTCGAAGAATCGGAGTATGTGACCTCGCCTGCCTGCGGTGTGCCGTAGACTGTCCACTCGATGTCCGCTTCGGCGTTATCTTCCGCGGAGGAGCTGAGTTCGAAGGATGTGCATTTCGCACGCATGTAAAGACCGTTGAATTTTCCGGTCGTTGTGCCAGCGTCTGTCGTATTGACTTCCCAGATTTCGAAGTCCTCGCCCGCGATCAGTGCGTTGCGGACCTCTGTCGGTGTCATGCCGTCGCCGCCCTTGGAGAAGACAGCAGTTGCGGAGACAGTCGTCTCAAGACTTCCCGGAGTGCCGACCGGACCGTCCTTCGTCTCGGTGTTGTCGGAATCGCGGCTGAATGAGGAGCTGTTTTCTGTGGTATATGCGATGTTGAGACCGGCCTTCGTAGCCGCGTCTTTCAGCAGTCTGTACAGATAGATGATTTTCTTTCCCTCAACGACTGTCGGGGCTGTAAAGAGCTGAAGATCAATCTTTTTCATGTGTTGTATCTCCTTTAACAAATCGGTGAAAAGTGTGCGGTGATTTCCAGGATACCCATGAGAAGGGGCGGGCGGACGGTCGCATCGTCGGTGATATCCTGAACGGATATCTCAACGCGCCACTGATAATGCGCGGTCTGCGTGATGGAGCGCGCCGCCTGCTTGATGCCTGCGAGCATTGCCGATACGGTGCCGCGCTTGTGCGGGTCGCTGTGCCATACCCTGACGGACTGCGTCGCATATCCGAGGAGCACGGACTTTGTCGCACTGTCTCTCTGACCGCTTCCGCCCAGATAAATGAACGGATAGGGCGTGCCGACGGCTGGGAGCCGTGAATCATAGACCTTCCCCGGATATGCTGTTTTGAGCCGGGCTCGAAGCTCGGTAAAGAATTCCTGTTGCGGGTCCATAGTCAGTCTCCTACAATGCGTTTTATGTCCTTCTTGAACTGCGGTTCTACTTCTTCGAACGCAGGTCTCATATAAGGCTGTGCGTTCATGTAGCGCGTGCCGTACTCCACATATGCCGCATATTCCGTGTGCGGTTCCGTTTCCGAAGTAAATCCGTTGTCGGTAATTTCCGTCATGATAGACCTCCGAAGCGTGCCGCCCACATAACCGGGCTTGTGCGTTGATTCGGGCGTGCCGACCGGGCAAATTGCCTTTGCCTTCTGCTCGAGTGATGCGGCATTCGCCTTGACGGCTTCCTTGACCGCGTCGAGCTGTAACGAATTGAGCAGATGCGCGTCGAGCTTGGCGATGCCTTCGAGCTTGATATTCCCACTCATGGCTCCACCTCCGCCGGACTGATGCCCTCATATTCCGCGAGGATGAACGTGTCCTTGAAGCGGAGCGTTCGTCTCTGCGCCACATGGTAAACCTTGTCCCCGATGCGGATCGCGTCGAAAGGCTCCGTGTAGTGCGTTTGGATGTGCGCCGTCTTGCTGTCCTGTCGGATTTCCCCGAAGATCTGCATCATCGTTTCGGACGATGTGTCCATAACGGACGCAAGCTTCATGACTTCCTTTGCTGTCGGGTCTCCGTAATCACCTGTTGCCGGGTCATACTCGCCCGGCGTGATGGTCTGAAAGTAAATCGCTGTATCGTATCGCATACCATTCACCTCACAGGAATTTGATTTTCGGATTCCCCGCATGATTCGCCGTAAGGTAGGCATTGATGTCCGCTTCGAAAGGCTCGAAGTCATCCTCGTTCCACGACATTGACTCGCCCTCGACCGTGTGCGATGTCACGCCTTCACTGCCGATGCGGTTATAGCGCCGCACAGCCACTTCCCGCACGATATATCCGAGCTGTTCCGGGACCACTTCCGCGCCGATGCGGACCAGAAGCCTTGACGTCGCCACGTCAACACAGTCCTCTATGACGTTGATGACTGCGCTGTCATCCACGTCTGAAAGCCCGAGTATCCGGGCAACAATCATTCCATCTGTTGATAGTGCGCTCATGTGCCCTTCTTTCTCGCATTGGTGCGTTTCTTGGCGGATTCCTTCACAGGAAGCTTTCTCGCGGGTTTCTTCGGTTCGACGGGTGTTTCTTCCTCTGCGGGATTTTCGTTCGTCTCGGCGGGCTGTGTGGGTTCTGGCGCGGGCTCCGGTTCCGGTTCGGGCTCCGGTTCGACCCATTCAATCAGGGGAGTGCCCTGCTTGTTGTAAGCGCTTGCCAGTTCCGCAATGCGCTGTTCTGTCGGCAGAATTGCTCCGTCACGCGGGTAAACGTCGCCCGCCTTGTACAGCCAGAACTCACGCGGGATGTCGCCGTCCTTGGTGTGGTCTGCCTTCGTTACGTCCTGAAGGTCATAAAATGGTTTCGTTACGATATACATAATTTTTTTGTCCTTTCAAAAAGAAGACCGGGCAGGATAGTTCCCGCCCGGTGAGTTGATCGTGTCAGCCTTATGCGCCAACGTTGACAGCCTTGGCGATAGCCTTCTGGTTGTCGTTGGAAACCCACTGGCCGCCCTTGCCTGCACCCTGCAGCGCGACGCCGTCGAAGTCCTCAGACTCGATTGTCCTGGATGTGGAGATGCCGAGGTACGCTTTGCCGATGTTCTGAACATAGAAATATGCAATATCCTGGCACTGTGTATCTGTGCCCTCGATTGCGACTGTCGTCTTTGCAAAGTCATTGTCCGGGATCTGCTCAAGCACGAAGCCCTTGAACATTTTTACTTCATTCTGGTCGATGTTGACAGTGCTGCCTTTTGCTGTTGTGGCAAGGCCGCTGTCGATGATCGCGTTCCAAAGGTCCGGGCAGACCTTGGCGACCTTTGTGCCTACCGCATTGACATTCACAAAATATTTTGAAGCCTCGTTGAAGATGGTCTTTGCGGTTGCTTCGCTGATGCCTGCAGCATTGATGGTCTCTTTTGCAACGCTTGAAATGTAAGCGCCGTGGATGCCATTCATGACGGCGACCTTTGCCTGAGCCTGCTTGTCAAGACGCTCGGCGATGGTGCCGTCGAAATCGTTGTTGACCGTGTGGCGATCAATGCCCTCATGGAAAGTCCAGTTCCAGGAGTACGGGACGTCGATGTTTTTGTAGATGATCTCCGTTCTGTTGCCGAAGCGGGAGCTCTTGCCGGTGCCTGTGCCAAACGCCACATTTGCGCCCTTGTCATAGCCGTTTGTGTAAGCGCCTGCCGCGCTGACAGTGCCGGTCGTGATCGCGGATGCAATGTCGGATGTTTTAACACTGAATGCTGTTGCGGTCTCTGTGATGCCGTCAATCGTCTCAAGGTCGCCTGCGAACAGATCGCGGAAATGCGCCTGAACGTTGAACACTGCCGCCATGAGGCCCATGAACTGCTTTGAATAGATTCTTACCGGGCTATTGCCGTTGTCGCCGTCAGCGAAGAGCTGAAGATTAATATTTTTTCTCATAAGGTTTTTTCTCCTTTGATGTGATTAGCGGCCGTATTTCTTCATACGTGCCGCGAATGGGTCTGTTTCTGCTCCGCCGGATCCGTAAGTCTTCGGCGTCGCCTTTGTGGCGCGTTTCACTTCCTGAGCCTTGCGGTCGGCGAGTATTGCCTTTATGAACTTATCCGTGTTCGCCTTGGTGGTCTCGGCATCCGGTCCGACCACGAACGCCAGCACGTCCGGCGTTGCGGTGATGTCCTTCTTCTCAAGGTCGACCGCTGCGGATTTGCCGAGCTCCGTCCTGAGTGCTTCCGCCTGCAGCCTTGCGTTCTCTGCCTTCAGGTCGTCGATTTCCTTCTGGCGTGCCGCCTCGTCTGCCTTGCGGCGCTCGTCCTCGGACATCTTGGCGTATTTCGCCGCCTCTTCCTTGGCGTTCTTCAGTGCCTTCTCGCTTGCCTTGCGTTCCCGGGCGATGCGTTCGTTTACGATCCTGTCAACATCTTCCTGCGTGAATGTCTTCGGGGACTCTCCCTTATCGTCGTCTCCGCCATCACCTGCGGGTTCGGTATTCTCGCCGGCTTCGGTCGCTTCCGGTGCCGAGTCGTCCGCAAAAAGCTGAAGGTCTATCATGTTCTGGATAAGTTTATTTTTCATGTCGTTCTCCTTTTATAGCCTGTCGGCTGTCTGATGTATTCCATGGATTCGCTCCAAGTTGGCGGCTGTCTTTCGGCACCTAATACCGTGACTTAATGGCTCCACGTTCACCGATGCGGAAAGACAACGAAAGCGCCGTCCGAAGACCGCGCAAAGTTACTCAATGTTAAGCTGTACATAATCGGGATACTCCTCGGCGACCGCCCGCATACCGTCCACAAATGCGCCGGTAATGAGCCTTGCGTATGTAGACTGACGACCGTTCCAGATGATGTGGCTGTCGCCCGGAGAAATCCGCACCGCAATGTCGTCCGCCGTGTAGGTCTCAAGGGCATTCGCAAGGGACTGAAAGAGCACCGACACAGATGCGCATACGATGTCCCTGCCATGCTCGGCATAATTGGCGTGACCGTCCACCACGAGCGAGGGGTGTGCGTCCGGTCTGTCTCTGGTGCAATAAGTGATTTTTATCATGTCAGTGTCCTTTCTTCCTGTCCGCCTCAATCTGGGCGATAAGTGCGTCGAGCCTTGACCGGTCTGCATATGCAGAAGTCGAGCATCGGCAGAACGGATGTATCGGCGGGGCATTATGCCCGGGTGCCATGTCCTTAACGTAGAATATCTGCCCGTCAAGGTCTCGGCAGTCGTCGCACAGCCTGTCATCATGCTCAACAATGAATGTGTACTGGTCGTAGCCGTTGCGCTCGTAGGTCTGCTTTTGCGCTCCGGTCTGCACGCGGCACATCTCCGTGACCATAACGCGGCGGGCTTCGTACTTGCTGACCTTGAGCGCCTTCTCGACGTCACGCATGAGCACGTTCGGGTTGCGTCCCTGGATGAGTCCGATTCTGAGGAGCCGCTCGAGCTCCACTTTGAGCGACCATTCCGAATACCATACCCGGTCACTGAAATGCGCATTGCGGAAGGATGTGTTCACAAGCTCATGCGCGTGCTTTTCCGCATCCTTGACGGACTTCCCGAGGATGCCCGCCATGCGCTCATATTCCTTCATGGACGTCTTGAGCAGGTCGCGCTCCATCTCGTGCTCCACGTCATTGAATCCATCAATGAGCTCAAGCTCGATTTGCGCTTTGAGCAGTTCGAGGCGGTTCGTTTTCATTGCGAGGTTGTAGAGTGCCATTTCCTCGTTCGCCTTGTCGGAAAAATCCTTTTCCCGGACGTACTTCTCAGCTTTGCGGCTCAGGGCTTCCATATCGGCGTTCTGGACGCGTTTCTTCGCCTCT